GTTTAAAACCAAATAATTTAGACATTAATCAAGATTGAACTTATTATCCTACTATTTATACTCCGGTGCCAAGTTGAGTTGTACCGTCTGAATTCAGTGCTTCACTCCACTGAACTTCCATGGTTACTGAGAATTCCTCAATGGTATCGGAACTATCGTAAGACAGTGCGATATCAGAGACGTTAGTTGGGAATGAACCATAGAATCTGTACTGCTTGAGCACAGGAAGAGTTGGATCAGTAGTTGGTTGGGCACCACCTACTTGTGCTCTTCCGAGTTGCTTAACATACATATCCTGCTGATAATCAAAAGGATTTGTAAGTCCAGCGTTATCTTCATGCTTGTTGATGAGATTCATCCATCTCTCGAAAGCAGTTCTGATGCTGAAGTCAACATCATTGATGATGGTGATGGTCCATGGATCGAAGGTTCTGTCTCCAGCAACCTTCAGATTTCTACCTCTGAAGGGGATGTTCTATCCTTAGTATTTGGGGCGTTACGGTTAGCCATTAGATGTTTCCTCTACTGTGTGAATGAATTAAACGTTGCCGACGACTTCTTCAAAACTTACTCCGGTGCGGGTAGCAACGAAGGTAAGACCGATGAAGTTGATAGATCTTGCAGGTTTGACAAAGATATCTGCTCTAAACTGGTTAGAGTCAACGATGTCTGGAGTGTTGTTGGTCTCATCGCAGATTACGACGAAATCGGTAACACCTCTCTTTGCCTTGACATCGCGGAGGAAAGGTTCAACAATATTGACGAAGTTAGACCTCGTGATAACATCGTTGAATTCAAACAGTTGATCCTTTGCTGCTCTCTCGATTGATTCCTCAATGGTGAGGAACAAACGACGAACGTTGATTCTATCGAAAGCAGATGCGAAGGAAAGACCAGTCTTATCACCGAAGAGAAGGATTCCAGATCCGGGCAGTGCCACGATTGGGTTAATTCTCTTAGGATAAATCAGATCTCTCTGTGCCTGTGAAGGGTTGTAAGCAAGTTTGACTGCACCATTCAGTGCTCCTCTTGCGGAACCAGCAGGTGAGAACCAGGAGAACTGGTTGATTGAAGTTCTTGCCATCAGACCAGCAATGTCAGCGTTACAAGGAATGTAACGGAATTCATTGTTGAATCTATCGAAGGTGTACTTATATCCTGAGTCGAAGACTGCGTAGGAAGATGAAGTCAGAGCATCGAAGAACTTAATAATGTTGTCTGTCTGTGTATCAGAATTTGATTCATTAACAACACCAGCAGTATGTGGTGAGATACAAGCGATACAATCCTTTCTAAGTTCGGCAATTTCAATCAGTTTGTTTGCTTTTGCCTGTGAATCGAAGATTGAAGTTCCACCGGAAGGTCCGTTAAGCAGGAAGTCAATTGAGTATTCAGCAGGATTCTTAAGAACTTCGTAGGAACTTACAATGTCAGCAAGTGTGGTTGCGAATCCATCACCAGCAGTGTAGTTCTTACCAGCAGAAAGATTGTAGGTAACTGCACCCTGAACATTGAAGGTTGTTCCTTGTGCAACGCCACCCCATGCTCCAGTTGTTGCAGTAAATGCACCAGCAGATCCAGAAGTAACTCCACCAGAAACACCGGTTGGGTGTGCTCCTTGATATACGTATTCGGAGAGGTTAGCAACACTGCTCTTGTAGAATACACCCTCGGTTGGCGAGATAGTACCGTCAGATGCTTTGCTGAGGAAGGTGAACTTCTCAACAATGTTACCAGCAGTTCCTGTTACAGAACCAGTGTCGTCAACTACGACTACATGGATTTCATCGTTCTTAGAACTTCTTTCAGAAGCATACTGTGAAGTTCCGGGTTTCTGTGCGATTGTCTTCCAGGGAACAGTAGAATTGGTAAGACCAAGATCTTGCTGATTGTACCAATCCTTAAGGGTAACACCAGAAGTGTAAGTCTGGATTCCAACAGCAGCAGTAGTTCTAACGCGAATCTCGTCCTGGTTAGTGGTTGTGGAAGATGTTCTTGTGAAAGTAAAGGTTGCACCATCTCCAGCAGTGCTGATACCGGTGATTGACTTGTCAACAAATACTGTTCCAACACCGATGGCAACAACCTTGGTATCTACAGCAACTGTTGAATTGCCACCAGTTACAGTAACAACGTCTCCAACTGCAATGTTCGAGTCGATACCGCCAGCAGCAGAGGTCGTATTAATACCAGAGATTGAAGCGTCAACTGCCTCGTTGATAACACCAACAGTTGTACCAATACCAGTAGTAGTGGTTGTGGTTGTTGAAGATGGAGTGATGAACGAAAGTGAACCGCCTTCTTGATAACCAGCAGCGGTAGCAGTTCCGTCAGCAGCAACTCTATCGGTAATCTTAACTGAGAACTTACCAACACCAACTTCTGTGATGATTCCTCTCAGGAAACCTTCAAGTGAAGAAGTGGATCCAGCACCAGCAGTAACTCTTCCATCAATCGTTTGGGTAACACCCATACCGACTGTAACGCCAGTTGTGCTGACACCAGAGATGATTTGGTCGGCAGCACCGTCAATTGTGCAGACCTTAAGATCGTTTGCCCACTTACCGGGGTTCTTTGCTGCATACTCCCAAGCAACGGCACCACTGTGGTTGTTTACATAATCCTCATAGGATTTGATTTTAACACCAGTAGAACCATCGTTGTTGGCATTGTTGAGATGAGAACCAGCAACTTCGTCAGTTCTCAGAACTCTTAAAGTTCCACCATAAGAAAGATATGAAGACGCACTCAACCAGTAGTCACACTGTGCGTCGGTTGTAATAGGCTTACCAAAGGTTCTAAGAAGATCTTGTTCAGTTTCAACCAGGATGGGAACGTTAATAGGTCCTTTTTCAAATGGACCTGCAATTGCACCAACTTGGTCATTTGCAGCATCCACTCTACCGATTGTTAAGTCAACTTCTCTTACCTTGACGCCGGGGGATACTAGGTTAAGAAAAAACCGCTCCTTAAGTGGGGAAACAGTGCGTGAACTACCAATCTGGGTAGGACCAATTACTTATATCGACTTTTCTGTTGGCAATTATCCGCTTTTTCGTACATTCCTTGCACTCATAAGAATATGATGATGGGAGTACACCTCTACCCTTTCTTGTCAGGTAAAAATCATCTATCAAATCTTTACTCTCTTTGCACGTTCGACACTTTCTCTTCTTGAACAGTAAGTGTTCTAAACTAAACTGTTCGTCGAATCCCATTACTGATACTCCCACATATACGCTCTGTCGCCATATTCATCAGTATGCCATCGATCACCATCAGCATCAACAAAACTAGTTTCTTCTAATCCATCAGACAAGAATCCAAATGGTGCCATGTCTTGTTCAATCTGATTCTTCTGTTCTTCATACAATCTCTTACGAACATCCTGGTCAGTCAGTTCTTTGAAGTAATCCTGTTGAACCAACCATGCATAGATTACCAGGCACATTGCAAGGTCATCGTTACAACCTTCTTCTGCCTCAAATGAATTACGCTTCTGGATAAAGGTAGTCAACTCAGAGATAATCTCATAGTCTTTGAAGATGACTTTATCTTCTTCAATCATCGTCTTCAGGTTGAGTGATCCAACCTGTTTCACAGTCTTACTCATCTTGACACCAAGTTGTGTCTTCTTACCAGAGAATCCCTGACCTACAATCTGTCCTGCTCTACCACGCATTGAACACATCAATAGGTTCTGATACTCCAAATCATATTGAATAATACTTGCAACCTGGTCTCCTACATCATTCACTTCACATAGAACGAATGCATTATTGTAATTTCTTACTACCTCATAGATGATATTGGGGAATAGCATCGGTTTGATTTCATTGTTCCGATACTTTGCTACTACCTTATGTGGGAACTCAGTAATATCTACAACAATAAAAGCAGAATAGTCTTCACTGACTCCTCGTGCAACGTCAACAGTGCAGACATAATCCCTACCCTCTACAGGTTTTTCATAAACATCCAATCCAGCATTTCTGGTCATTGGATTATCGTATACTAATGCTCTTAGTTTGCTAGGTGCAATCAGAGTATCAACAGATCCAAGGAATTCGCACTCGAACTCGATCTTGAATTGCTGTTCTGATGTGTTAGCAATAGTTTGTTCTTTCCAGACTTCATCCCTACCTGGGACTTCTGACCAATGAACATCTGTTGGAATATACTCATTCTTACTTCTTTCTGCATCATGCCATAGACGGTAGAAGTGATTCATACCGTGGGGCGTAGATACAATGATTACTTTCGTTGATTTACCAGAAGTAATAGTAGGATAAACAGATGCAAAGAAGGAGTCCGCAACATGGTTTGGAACGAAGGCAAATTCGTCGAGGAAGAGAATATTGAACGACATGCCTCGGACAGCACTTGCAGACGTAGAAGCAGCCAGTATCTTTGATCCATTTTCTAACTCCAGAGAACCTTTGTTCCATGCAATAATACCCTGCTGCATCCACTTGGGTAAGTTCTCGTATGCAGTTTGTAATCTTCCGAGAAGTTCCCTTGCGGTTGCTGCTTTGTTTGCAAGTATGCCTATATTAACACTGTCATTAAAAACAGCATAGTGCAAAAGGTATGATACACAAGTAGTAGATTTACCAGTCTGACGTGGCATCTTACAGATATTGAATCTGTTCTCATGGAAGTTGTTAATCAACTTCTCTTGGAAATCATAAGGTTTGAATGGGACAAGACCCTCATCCAGTGATACAATCTTGACGTAATTCTGTGCAAAATACACAGGGTCATTCTTGCACCTTACGAATTCAATAATATTTTCTTCAGTGAATTCAACCGGAGTATTCGCCTTTTTAAGGTTCGGATTCCCCAGATAAATGTTATCAGCCATGATTCATAAATTTCCTAAAGATGCTACAGTCTCTTGTGTCTTCAAATATAATTTAGCATAGCACTTTGCTACTTTCTTTACGTTTTCTATTTCTTGTAGAGTATCAATCTCTCTTGCTATCTTGATATACTCAAAACCTTTATTCAGGTTTTGGATTTCAATTGCGTCTGGGTCAAGGTTCATTTATTTTCTCCTGCATCTCCTGCAAACATGTATGGTAAAGTTGGTTCTTTCTTAGCTGGGTTGTAGTATAGAACAATTGGTCCAGGATAGACCTTATTGAGTTCTGCACGTACCTCCTCCCTGGTGGGTCTGGAGAATTTATTGAAGAACATTTGAACCTTAAGTGTTCTTCCTCTCCAGTTAAAGATAATAGTATATGTTCTACCTCTTTCCTGTATCCTTAGATACGATTCTGCTACTTCTTGTCTCCAGTTAACCTCCTCATAAGTTGCTTTACCTGGGACTACAACAGACTTACTGAAGTTTCTAATCGTAAACATGTCCCACATCTTGGGACCATAACTACACTCCTCTCTATATTCCTTCTTGCCACAGAGTTCGCAGAATCTCTCTTCTCCATAACCTTTTAATTCTGCTAACGTTGGGGATCTGTCAACAGTATCCCCAGTCCCATCGCTATCATTGCTCCTAGCATCGATATCAGATACACTATCATAATCTTCTTTACTCACTTTCTTTTCAGGTAAACCTTTGTGCTTAGTAGATGCAAAATCCTTCGCATCTTTCTTTTTCATAGAGTTAGCAGCATCTTGCACTTCTGGTGATGGATTCTTCATCTCACCTTTTTGGGTGGCACGGACCATACCCATGAATCTTTGTTGTGCTTTAGATACTGATGGCATTACTCTTTCTTGAATCCGTCCTTAAGAAGTTTCTGCAGTTCAGCAGTTGAACCAACGAACAATGCGTTGTTTACAGTTGTTGGTGAAGATGACTTCTCCTCTTTATTTAGATCCTTCATCTTCTGTTGCAGATCAAGCAACTTATCGGATACATCACCAACACTCTTGATAAGTTGTCCAACAACCTCATAGGATCTGGGTTGTTGACCTTCCTGTGCTAATTCAAGAATACCGTTGATTGCTTCCTGTCCCTTCTCAATCAAAGAATACAGGTTACCACGAGTATACTCATAATCTTTAATATGGTCCTCTTGACCACTGATTTTCTTAAGTTCCTTCTTGGTTTCCTTTACAATCTCACCCGCTTGAACTTCAATGTCCAGGGTATCATTTATGCTGTCAAATTGGTCACTCATACATCTGTACCTTTAGTTGGACTATAAGTTCTGAAATCACCGAAGTCAAATCGTTCTTCGCTGAATCCGAAGTCATCACCAGGTTCGACCAGATCATCATCTACCTGAGTGACTGCATCGATTGATACTCCGGTGATATGACTATCTGCCTGAGTTCCATCGACTCCTCTGTGAACCAGAAGTGTTTCACTGCTGATTTCTCTGATCTGCATCAGTTCTTTACCGATGTAGATATAACCATCTACAAAGAGACTTGATGCATTAGTGACCAGGAACTTGGTCTGTTCTGCATCAATATCCTCAGCAAGGGTGGTTGTATTGTCATCATTATAATCCTTGAGTGCTCTAGGTTCAGCAACATACCTGAGTTCTCTTTTTGCAGTCTTGGTATTTGTAGATGTATAATAATCGACCTGAACCTTTCTGATAAGTCCTTCAGGACTATCAGCAATAGCACCAAACAGATATGTCTTTGCTGTAAATTGCAATTGGTGTACAATAACTCTCTTCTCCTCATATCCAGAGGTATAGTTATCTTCAAAGTTGATGTTCTCTAGAATCAGTGGCACATCTCTTTTCTCACCAATTGATTCTACTAAGTCAATTGTTACGTTGAATGCTGGTTGGAATATAGGAAGAATCTGCTCGATGATTTGCATCGCATCTTCATTATACTGAGTCAGGATAGACAACCTAAATCCTAGATTATATGGGACAGGCATGAAGACTTTCTTTGCCGTCTTAGTTCCGTCTTTGGTAACTGCCTTAAAGGTTTGCATCGTAGAAACTTTTCTACTAGCATCATATTGAATGCCAGTCATTTCAAATGCTAACCTGGGAAGAGTTATCGATACCCTTCTTCTTGGATCAGGTTTCTGCTCTAATCTTGCAATGAACTTCTCAGAAGGACCATATGCAATGGGAACCTTTACAGTCGAAAAATTCGATCCGTCCTGCTTCTTATGCCGGAGTTCAATGTTATTGAATAGAGTACCGAAAGATATAATAGTCTTTCGTATAATCTCATGATAATGATATGTTCCTAACATGACACCATGGTTGACCTATACTAACTATTTAGATCTCTCCAAATGGGTTCCTTTCTGTAAAGTCAAGAATGGTGTCTGCTTCAGATTCTATTTCAATATTATCTGCAAATTCATCGAACTCATCCTGGTCAGAAATTGTATCAATTTTTCTCTTAGCATCAGATCCAAGATTAGAAGTTCCAATACCTACAACAATCTCTCCAAGTGCAAAATTACTAGATGCATTAGTAATCTGCAATACGTTAGTGTCAGCATCCCACTTGTGAACATACGCTGTAGTGCCCGTAGAGACGCCTCTGACAAGTTCTCCGGGTAAGTAGTTATCTGAGGTAATTCCACTCGCTGGGAGTTGTATAGTAACGTTTGGTGTCAGTGTGTATCCTGCACCAGCATTAGTGTATCTGATAGAATTGACTGTATCATTGGCACTAAGTATAACGACAGCAGTTGCATCAGTTCCACCTGAAGGTGCTGTTGTAATTGCAACTGTCGGTGTGACGCCATATCCAACACCAGCAAATGTGATGTTCGGAACACCAAGAGCACCTTCTGTTAGAATTGCTGTTGCAATACCACCAGTGCCATCATTATTCTGAGGACGGATTGTAATTGTTGGTGGTAATGTATACCCAACTCCTGGATTTGTGATTTGGATACTATCAATTGACTGACCCACCTGACCAGATCTACGAGTCATAAGTGCAATAGCAGTAGCATTAACACCACCTGCTGGTGCAGTCTGAATACCAATAATTGGTGGAATTGTATAACCTGTTCCATCATTGATAAGATCAATCTTACTTACAGCAAGGTCGGTTGGACCACCACCAGTGTCTTTCGCAAGTTGAATAGTTGCTGTTGCTTGCTGTGCATCAAGACCAACCATTGTAAGTTTGGTCGTGAAGATAAAGTCGGATACTGCCTGATCGACTTCTTCGATTCCAGTATCAACCAGTTCATCAAGTGCAGCATCGAAGACTTCACAACTCAACTGATAGACGAATAACTTATTCAGTTGGTAGAATGGTTTCTTTGCTTCTACATACTTGATCTCAAAGATAGTATTGTCGAGAGGGAGATAAATCAAGTCTCCTTCCTGTGGTCTCGATGATACTATAACGTCTTCTCCATCTAGGAATGGACTAGTAAAATCCTCATATCTTTCTTTTGAGATTATCAGTGTAATCTGGTCTGTTGACTGGACGCCAAACTTAGATAGAATATCTCCATTACCTGCAAAACCATCATAGTTTGCTAGGTATGCTTCCATCCTGAATGAGTCATCAAATTCACTAGCAATTACTTCATTCAGAATTGCATCCTGACTTACCAACTTCCTTGGGAGGTAGATGATGTCTTGTCCGTATATCTTTAGTTGCTCGTTAATCAGATCCTGAACAAGTCTCTGTTCACCTTGGGATCCTTGTAAAAAATAAGAGTTTAATGGCATGATATATCAACCTATCAAATCGAAAGGTGGTTCTTCGTAAGTTGTTCTGAGTTCTTCTTCCAACACCTGTAATTCTGCTACAGCATCATCATAGAGTTGTCTTCCATTTAACTGAACTCCACCTGGAAGTGCTACACCCTGGAACTTAATCAGGTTCTGACCCCACTGCCTCTTAATCAGTGAAGTTAAGTATTTCTTTAACCACCAGTCATTATAGACTAATGCAGAGTCTGAAGGATCAATTAACCTATAGCAGTCCAATACGAGGTAGTTGTCATCACTAAACTCGCCCCAGTCAATATCTACATACAATCTACCATTCTTTCTATTGAATCTTAACTGTGTATCTGGAGTGATAATTCTACTCAAGTCCTCAAGATAAGTCTTGGTCATTGAATAGTTTAGAAGGTCAAGTGCTCCATAGTAGTACACATCATTTAAGAACAGTTGATATTTGATGTTGAACAGACCACTAGATATGGTGCTGTTGTCCATCTTGAATACTTTATTGATTCCAATAACATGTTCTGGAAGTTGAATAAAGTTTTGTCCTTCTTCCCAATTTGCTGTTGTATTACCAATACCAGAAGTATTAGATGCTGTGGTTGTTGTGACCCCAGACTTTATTACCTCTTTATCTTCTTTACTAACCTTATGCTTCAGGAACATTCTTTGATAACCATCAAAGTGGTAATCCTGCCAGTGTTGAATAGCATCATCCACCAGATCTTCAATCTGATCATCATCTACGTTAATTTCCAAAACAGGAAATCCAAGTCTCCTAAGACAATAATCGATCAATTCTTGTCTGGTCGATGGTTTGCTCATTCTTCGATACC